AATAAACCAAGAATGGTTATATGCAGAAAGAATCAACTTCCTAGCACTAGAGTATGGCGAAATGCTTGGAAGATTAATGAAGAACTAACCATACAGAAAGATGAGGTGGCTTAAATGGCAACAACAAATATAGTAGATAAAGATGGCAATACTATTGCAGCATCAGATGCAACTGTGCCATCAGATAGACATTTTAGAAATGCTTGGACATTATCTGGTAAAACAATAACAGAAGATTTAGCTGAATCTAAAAAGATTTTTAAAGATAAGATTAGAGAAGTTAGAACCCCGTTATTAGCAGAAGAAGATGTAGTTTATATGAAAGCATTAGAAGCTGGAGATAGTTCTGCACAAGCAGCTAGTGTTACAAAGAAGAAAGCATTAAGAGATGCACCTGCTGCAAAGGCAATTACAGATGCAGATACTATTGCAAAGTTAAAAGCAGCTTGGGATACAAGTGTATTAGGCGATAGTCCATACGCATAGGAGTAACGGATGGCTTTAACTAAAGTAACAGGAGCAGGCATAGGCACAGTAACTAATCAGTTTACCTCTTCAAATATGCCAGCAGGGTTAACATTGCAAACAAAAACTTTTGTTACTGAATCTACGGCTACTACAACAAGTAATACTTTTACTGATACTGGATTATTTTCTGCACAATTTGACACTGCTTTACAATCTGGTAGTAAAGTTCTTGCTACTTTTCATTGTATAATAGGTCAACCTTATGATGGTTCATGGGCAAGATTAAACTATGTCACAATATTTGATGGCAGCACTAACAAATCTGATAGTCCTAGTAATCCCGATACTTATGGTGTTAGTGGTAATGCACCTCTTGGTGCGTCATGGGCTGGAACTGGTTATATTCAATATGATTCTGCACATATTTCAGGCTCATTATTATTTACACCATCTTCAACAAATCCAACTATTAAATTAGCTTATAGAACACATGATAGTGTTAATTTATCAATAGGAAGAAATTGGAATGGTGGTGATACTCTTTATATATCCCCAACAAGGCTAACAATTCAAGAGATTTCAGCATGACTAATAGAAAAATTAAAATACCTATTGTTAATGCAATACAAGCAATTAATCCAAAAGCAGTAGTTAATATACTTGATGATGATATAAAAAAAATTACTTGGCTTGAAGGAACTACACCTATAGACGAAGCAGAAATTCTTGCGAAACAAAAAGAATTACAAACAGAAAACGATGCAAAAGAATATCAAAGAGATAGAGCAGAATCATATCCATCTATAGGAGATCAATTAGATATGATATATCATGCAGGTCAAGGTGGTGACGCTTTTCAAAAAGCAATAAAAGAAGTAAAAGATAAATACCCGAAAGGTTAAAATATGCCATACATAGGTCGTTCAGAAAATTTTGGTGTAAGAAGTAGGTTTCAATATCAAGCCACGGCTTCACAAACGAGCTTTAGTGGGTCAGATGCCAACTCACTATCATTAAGTTACACTGATAGTCTGTACATGGATGTATATCAAAATGGTATTTTGTTAGTGCCGGGTGATGACTATACTGCAACAACTGGTACAACTGTTGTATTAGTCCAAGCAGCGAGTTTAAACGACATCGTTGAAATGGTTGTGTATGATACTTTTTCTGTAGCAAACTCTTATACAAAAACAGAGTCTGATACAAGGTATCCTTTCAAGGGTAACAATAGTATTATAAGATTAAACGGACAGACAATTAGTGCAGACATTACAATAGATAGTGATGAGAATGGTGTAAGTGCAGGTCCTATAACACAGTCAGCAACAGTTACTGTTAATGGCTACTGGAGCATTGTATGACTAGTCAATTAAATGTAGATACCATTGTAGATAAAGCAGGGTCAGGTGGCACAAATGTAAAGATAGGTAATACGTCTACCTATGTATCTGATGGTGGTGCAGTAACACAGAATACTGTGCAAGGGTTGGCAAAGTGTTGGGTTGAAATCAATCCTACATCTTTATCAGGAACTGGCACTACAGGAGTAGGAGATTCTTTTAATTTAACAAGTATAACAGATAATGGATCAGGAGACCACTCAGTCAACATTAATAACGACATGAGTAGTATTGAATATTCAACTCCAACTGCTGCAAATTCGGCTTATACTTCTGCTTCATATGGTCTTTATTCAGGGTGTTATAATCATGCTGCTGGTAGTTTTAACCTCCATTCAAGACGGCAAAATGCTCCTGTGGATAGTAATTTTTTTGCATGTACAGTACATGGAGATCTTGCATAATGGCTAGTGAACTTAAAGTAGATAAATTTACAGGTGTAACCACAGCAGGTTCTATTGATGTTACAGGTGAAGGCACAGCTACAACTAACTTGCAACAAGGGTTGGCGAAAGCTTGGTCAAGATTTAATGGCACAGGAACTGTGGCATTAGACGATAGTTTTAATATTGCTAGTATATCAGACACTGGAACTGGACATTATACTCTTAACTATACAAATAATATGAGTAACGATAATTATGCAAAGGTGGAAGGTGGAGGACATTGGAGTGAGCAATCCACAACAGATGCCACTGATTCTGCCCGTATGCGTACATACAGTTCCACTCCTGCTGTAGCTGATTATACTAATATAACATTTGCAACCATCGGAGACCTCGCATAATGGCTAGTATATTAAGAGTAAACACATTAACAGATGCAAGTAGTAATAATTCAACACCTATGGCTACTGTTAATCAGGGAACAGCGAAGTGTTGGGCAAGAATAGCAGATGAAAATGGTTCATACTTAGACTCCTTTAACACAGCATCTTTAACTGATTCGGCAGTAGGTAAAGCAGTTGTAGTTTTTACAACAGCAATGTCAAATGCAAACTATTCAGTGTCTTTGGCTATAGGAGAAAACTTTTCAGAGCCTAATATAAATAGTACATCAACAGCAAATTATGAAGTTTGGGTTTATGATGAAGGTGCTAGTGCGTATAAAGATGTTACTACCCACAGTTCAGTATTAGGAGACTCAGCATGACCAAAGCAGCAGAATTAGCAAAGATGGGTGAAGTCCTGACCAATAGTCAGATTGGTGGGCGAAGGAATATTGTTATCAATGGTGGTATGCAAGTTAGTCAAAGAGCAACGAGTGC